GTAGGTAAACTGATTATTAAAGAGTTGGGTACTCTTTAATAATCAGTTTACCTACAGTCTTTTCTTTAACACGTTCAATCTTCTTGATGTACACATCACGTGGTACAAATGCAAGCTCATCAAGCGTTGTGTTCGTAAGATTAGCGTCGATACGTTCCGCGATCCGTTCCTCCGCCATCTCCATCGTAATGTACAGCACATTCTTTCCGGCAGCAAGGTTAGATGCTGTACAATGACACATGAAGAGGGATTTTCCTACGCCGGTACCTGCAAGAATAACATTGAGAGTTTTTCGAGGTAGTCCGCCCTTGGTAATCTTGTTTAAGTAATCGAGATCAAAAGGAATGCGGCTTTCTTGCTTGTGGTAGAAATCATATCGTGTGTTAACATCCTCAAAGAAGTCGTGTCCTATGTTAGTATCGAACGATACACTTAGAGCCTCTTCAAGCAATGAAGGAATACTACCAACGTTCTGCTTGCCTGTCTTGTCATCGAGAATAAGAATGGAGTCGGATATCGCATTGTATATTGCCTTATCCTTACAAAACTTTTCTGTCTGATCGATCAGCCACTGTTCGTCAGCTTGATCGGATCGAAGTCCTTGCAAACGCGAATGGATGTTAGAGACTTCATCCTGGTTAAGATTTGTCAAACTGTCAACAGCAACGCCAAGAACAGTTTTATCAGGAAACCTATTGTACTCTGCAACGTGCGATTTAATACAGTTGAATATTACACGATCATACTTTGTCGCAAAATACCGCTCGTGCAAAAAAGGAATGACCTTACGGCCATATCCTTCATTATACAGTAGGTTTGAAAGGATCAAGTCCTCAACCATTTAGACTCCAGGTGGTGCAAAGTCAACGTTGAAAGAGATGGCAACGCGAGGTGCGCTGTCTTGATGTACGGGAACATGATGCAGCAACCATGACGGCCATATAATAAGCTGATTGTTCTTCGGCTTAATTACAAGCGACTCGCTCGTGAACGGACCAAGGTCCTCTGGGCGGGACGGAGCGGGATCATGACAACGCATCTGCATTGTCGGATTCATAAACACCAAAGGTGCGCTATTTTCATTCACGTTAACATAGAATGTCCCAGAGTACATTGAACGCGCGTGATGATGAATACCGTGGTGACCGTCTCTCCTAATCACACTGGCCCACAGTTGGATGGAGCACTTGTTTGGATTAACCTCCACCTTCAGCTCACGCGTGAATGACATAACAATGCCGTAAATGGCTTCCTTCAGCTCAGGGATCCCCTTGATGTGGTCGATCGACTGACGGTTGTAGAACGTTGTGTAACCACCCTCGTAGTTCTTAATATCAGACGCAAGCTGATAGATGCCCGATGCCATGTCCTCAACAGGCAGGTCGAGGTTGATCATAGCAGTCATAACAGGAAAGATGGGATTGTAGAAGATGGTATTCTTCGCATCCATGTCAGGTTGTTGATTGGTTGTCGTCAATTCATTGTTCATCGTTAACTCCATATTTAAATTCTTTTTGGACAGCTACTTCTAGCTGTTGCAGCACTTCAGGGGTAAAGTATTTCCCTGGTTCTTCATTAATGTTTTTACCAAAAGCCGTTGTGCCATCAGGTAGTTGGTAACGAGTAGATACCTTCTTAAAGATACCATGTTTCTCAGCAAGATCTAGGAGGCCATAGTACCTATCGAGCCCTTCGGCGTAAGTAAGTAGCACTTCGATTTGACTGTTCTCTTTTGAGAGTCGGGACTTGTACATTTTGATTTTAATGATGTTCCCAATGACATCTGTTCCATCCTTTTCTTTACGCTTGGAGAGCATAGCAATCGTGCTAGCTGCGTATTTGAGTCCTGTTCCACCACCCAGCTCCTTTGTTGGCACGTATGAACCGACTAGTTCATAGACGTGATTGGTTACAAGCATCGGTATTTTAACCTTTGCCAGCTTCAAAGTCAACACTCGAAATGCAGCTTTGATAATTTGAGCCTTTGTCATGTCTCTTGTGTCTTTGCCTTCTAAGCTATCTTCCATTTCTTTGGAAGTCGAAAGCATGCCAAGACTGTCAAGAACAAACATCATTGGTGGACGCGTCTTTTCGTCCTTTTGATCGTATGCATCCAAAAGTTTAAGAGCATGAGTTTTGAACTTCTGGATTGTGTCTGGTTCTGAAATAATAACACGTGAAGTATCAATTCCACGTTCTTCCATCATTGCTTTGGTGACCGCTGCTTCTGTATCGTAGTAAACGACTGCTCCTGTGGGGTGTTTTTCAAGGAAACTTCTGACGACCCCAAGAACGAAGTAAGTTTTACCAGTAGCGGACTCGCCTGCAAAAGCTGTAACTTTATTATCAGGTACGCCGCCAAAGAGGCTACCAGAGAGAACAGCGTTGAGAGCGTAGCTGCCAGTATCAATAAAACCCCCAAACTCAGCACTACCAGTGCCGTCAGCGGCCAAAGAAGTATCTTCATCCTTTAGCTCCTTAATTAATTCACGAAGAAAATCACTCATACATCTCCATTCAACATATGTCTGTTATATACGTTACACAATTCCTGATACGCTTTCCAAATATCAGCCGGGACAATGCCTGGACTGTATTGTTTAGAGAGCTGCTCAATCACTCTTGCAAGATTGCGAGAAGCTCTAATTTCATCAAACGTACCACGTGGATGGGTTTCAAAATCACTCATAATGTCTTAACCTTTATATCATCACCGCATATAGTTTCAAGTCGCTTTTTAAACTCTGCGATCTTGGCTTTACGGTTTGGCCACTTAATAATATCTTGTTCAGGGTTCTTACTCAAGTTTCTGAGAAGAGGCAATATTGCATCATACATCATTTGGAGTTTGTCAGTCAACTCTTCAGACCGAATTGTATGACCAGAAGTTAGATCGGTCTCATCGACGATGGTGAAACCAAAATCATCGTCATTATCAAAAGAAAGCGTCGAGGGTTTGTTGGTCATTTCCTTCCTTCCATCCTATCACATCGAGGATTGTTTTAATTGGTTCAACAAAAGCTTTTTCATACTGTGTATCGTAATCAATGTACTTGTCCAAGTTAAGCTCCTTGGGAAGCTTACCAGGAGTGGCTATAACAGGGTTCTTATCCTGAGTACGAGGCAACGGAGATGATCCAAGCATATAGCAGAATTTGATCTTCTCGCCTTCACCAATAACCGGGTAGCGCGTATCAAGTTTGCGCAGTCTAATTAGATGGTTATATATCAACGATCCTTTCACGTGGATCGGAGTACTCGGTTTGAAGTTCAAAGACCCCGTGTCATATGCCTTTTGAACAATCTCACCATTCTTGCCTTTAATGTCTTCCCTGATCAATCCTCTCACACTACGAGGAAATGCAACGTCCTCAAAAGGTAGCCTCTTAAACTCTTTGCGGAAATCACGAATAAACGTTTGAATATCAACCTCGTTTTTATTCATAATAATACCAAGAGCCTTCTTAATGTTTTCGCGGCATGCAGAAGGCGTGGAGGAGCGAACAGCCTCGATGCCTTGCATTTTAAGCTTCGGCTCTTCGTATCGCACTCCTTCCAAATCGTACACATTAAGGATATAGTGCTTCTTCCCTGTCCATATCCCCTTGTTAGCGATTGCCTCACGCTTCATCTTCATCTTCTGATCATAAGCGGAAACGTAATCTGCAAGCGCTTGATACTTCTCGTCAATGAACGGTTCAAGTATTTGCTGACTCGTTCGATCAAGAAAGTCAACAAGTACCTTAACGTCCGTTTTAGACACAGCAGGACCGTATACCTTCTCTACAAGACCATCTAACGTCACGTACATCGAATCCGTATCAATAGCAATCACATAGTCTTTATTTTGCGTCTTCAGCGTCTTGTTGAGATAGTTGTTAATCTCACGTTCCATCCAACGAATCGAGAGCTGACCGGCTTTGGTAATTGACTCAGCGAGCCGGTTATCAAACCAACGGAAGAACTGATTAGACAACGCACCGTAAGCAGAGTTGAGCTGGATCTTTTTTGCAAGCTGCATGTTGTGGCATCGTGCAATCTCGTTTTCCCAATGCTTGGATTTCTCCTTCTCGTACATCTTCTTAGCTTCAAGCATGCGCTTTTTCCAAGCAGAGCGATCGTTGTACATTGTCTCCATCAGCGTGGGCAGAAACCCCCGCTGTGATTTATCGAACAAACAACCGGTAGGAGTAATCGTTACATTGTGCTTATCGAGCACTTCTCTTACCGTTTCAAACGACAGAAAGTATTCTGTCAGCTTAGATTTAGTCTTAGGTCCAAACCCTGAAGTAGCATTAATAATATTCTCAAGTATACGAGTACGTTCTTCTTCATCACGGACGCGGTCAAGATCACCATCCAGAAACATATCCACGCTACGCGGAGTAACAGCAAGGTCATATTCGAGCATTTGACCTTGTAACGTCTCGGGCGAGATATTGTACTGCATAATCAAGTGCGGATACAGACTGTTCAAGTCAAAAGAAACAACCCACTTATGCAACCCAACTTGAGGATCTTTAACAAACGCACCCTCGATCTGGCGAGGTTTGTCTCCAACTTCCTTCATTGGAATCACGATGTTCTTGCTGAGAAGATAGTTGTGAATGATTACGTCCCACATCCCTACCGTGGTCAAGCTATCAACGTAGTTGACCTTGCCGTCATAAGCAATGGCATATACCTGCTCAAGCAGCTTCATCTTCTGATCCAGCTTGTAAACCAGGTCAACGTCGCGAATATTGTAGTTAATATAGTTTTGAAAGTCGCCCTTATAGAACGCATCGAGAGAATCAAACCCCAATGATTCATAATCGAGTTTACGTTCACCTAACTCAATGAATGCAATATGATCTAATTTAAAGCTCTCTTGTTGTGAGAAAGTGAACTTCTTGTAAAGAGCCATGTAATCGAGAACAGATACACCGAGAGGAAACCTCATAAAGCGATCGGGATCGTCTGCTGCAAGGTCCCGAGCGTTTGGGTTCATTCGCTTTTCCCAACGATTCCACGGCGACAGGCGCAGCGCTGTCTTTTCATCAAACAGCCTCTCAATGCGGTTAATCATGTATGGCATATCAAAGAACTCTACGTTCCAACCAGTCAACACGTCAGGTGTCCAGTCAGGTGTATTCCATACGTCAAGGAAACGCATAACCATATCTCGCTCATCACGGCACTGAATATACGTTACATAATCATGCTCCGTTCGATATTCACGAATGCCAAATGTGATAGCGCGATCGTTCTTACGAATAGTAATAGCGGTGAGAGCTTTGTTTGCAGTCTTAATATTCGGAAAGCCACCCTCTGACTCTGTCTCAATATCCAACGTGACGACAGAAATCAACAGCGGATCATATTGAATTTCACCCACGTACTGATCGTTAATGTATTGATAGACGTGTGGCAGTACGCCATATATTTCATGGCCACCGACATTAGAGTATTCGCTAATGTAGTCGGCCGTTTCTTTCATCGATCCGGGATAGAGCTTCGAGACGGACTTACCGTCAAGCGTCCTGTATTGTGATTCACTATTAGAAGTAATAAAGATGTATGGCTTGTAATCCACAACATCTTTAAATGCTTTACCGTTCTCATAACCACGGACAAGCAAACGCTCACCAACACGTGCTACGTGAGTGTAAAATTTCACACAAACTCCAATGACAAATATTTGTATTATACAGTTGTATTAGCGAAGAGACAACTGTTTATCTTGCTGTGTCTTTAGATAATTGGAAAGACGAGTAATTAGACCACGATTGCGCAGTTCTTTGAACACAAGATTTTCAAACGAAAACTCACCGCCGCGTTGTATGGCGGCAGCTCTCATACTACGAATTCTATCGTTTATCAAAGAGGCGGTCTCTTGATCCTGCTTGCCCTTAATTACATTATCTATCTGTCGAGCATAAAACTCGACTTTCTGCGCAAGCAAATCATCCTTCTTGAAATTAAGAAGTACTAACTCAGGCTTTTGAATCCATTTGTTGTTTTTCAGAGAAAAGACACCTTGCCCTTGTTTAGGCTTTGATGTCTTATCTTCAGCAAACAGCTCAACGGGATATCCCTTTACACGAATAGTGTTATGGGTCGCGGCCCATAGTGACTTCTTTGCCATGAAATAATCCATTAGCAAAGTATCACCGCACGACATTTTGTTGTAGTCAACTACTAAATGAACGTCGAGGTCTGATTGAGGGGTGTAGTTGTAGTTAGCATTACCACCAGTGAGCACAATATCAAGGATGTGCGCGTTCTGAATGTTTGCAAACTTTTGCCACACGCCAGCAATCTCGAGCAGCTTTGCTCTGACGGATGTATCAAGTTTATCATCCGTCCACAGCTTTGTGTTAAGTGTACGGTGATATTGAAGCGTGATCTTTGAGACCGCTTCGTTAAGACTGTGTAGTTGTGATGATTGCATCGTAAAGGACCTATTAGTGATCCTTTATTTATCAATACATCTTCATCAAGTCCGGATGCTTTTGCAGATGTCTTGCTCTCGTTTCAGCAATGTCCATCATTACGTCCCAAATGTACTTGAACAGTTTCATAGCATTCCCCTGTGAGCTAGTGTACGCATACGGTGTTCAAGATCACAGAGATCTGTCGACTGAGCAAGGTACGAGTGGATTTCTTCTTGGTATGATATAGTAAATGACGTTCTGACCCAATGCCAGAACCTTTCTAATGTTATATGCATGTTTCTACCCATATG